CCGGCAGAAGATCACGCTATTGAGAATTTTGAAAAGAAATTGAAGGAGCTTGGAAGATGAAGCTGTCAGAGTTTGCAGATATTTTGGAACAGGCTGGCTTGCCAGTCACTTACAAGGCATTCAGGGAAGGAAATGTCCCCACGCTGCCTTACCTTGTCTATTTTGAAAGCTTGCCATCTATCACAGGAACAGACAATCAAGCATCATACATGATCCGTGCTGTCACTGTAGAATTGGCATTTGAACGAAAAGATGAGGAGCTAGAAGAACGATTGGAAGAGCTGTGGAATGACCACAAGCTCTTTTATGATGTTCAAGAAGAGAATTTTATTGAATCAGAAAGACTGTTTGTGAAGTCTTATGAAGTCTATCTATATTGAGGAGGAAAGAAATGACTGAAAACAAAGTTACATTTGGACTTGAAAATGTCCATGTGGCACCAATCCAATCCATCAGCGAGGCAGGAGTGATCACTTATGGTCAAGTATTCCGCTTCCCTGGAGCGATGGAATTGACGCTGGACCCTAAAGGGGATTCAGGATCAGTGAAAGCTGATAACATTGATTATTACTTCGTCAACTCAAACGAAGGTTACGAAGGTAAATTCAAAGTCCCACACATCATTGAAGCATTCGCAACAAAAATTTTGGGCGACATCAAAGACTCTACAACAGGAGTGGTCACAGAAAAAGCAGATGCGAAGACAACCAACTTTGCACTTATGTTTGAATTTGCTGGCGATGCTAACAAGACACGCCATGTCATGTATTACTGTTCAGCAAGTCGCCCATCAAGTGGATCAGCTACTAAGAACGGGACCAACGTGAATGAACGTGAATTGAGCTTCAATGCTAGTCCCCGTCCTGGTGATCAAGTGGTGAAACGTTCCATCACATCAGCGGATGATCAAGAAGTTTATAAGAAATGGTTTGAAAAGGTCTATGAACCTAATCAAGCTTTGTAATTGAGGAGGTCTTAAATGCGTAAGAGTGTGATCATTAGTGAAAAGGAGTATGAGCTTGTAACCAATGCTTACACTCCTATCGCTTATAAGAGTGAGTTTGGGAAAGATTTCTTCCAAGATCTATTTGGAATGATCTCAAATCAAAATATCATGCAGATGGCGGAGAATGGCAACAATGAAGTTGACATCAACATGTTAGCCAATTTTGACATGACCTTCTTCAATCGCTTGTTTTGGGTGTTCACCAAATCAGGGAACCCACACATCAAGCCTTATGAACAATTTTTCATGGAAATGGAAGAATTTCCTTTGCAGGACATTGCTCCAATTCTAATGGAAATGATCAATGATACGATGACATCAAAAAAAAACCAGATGAGTCAGAATCAGCCAGTGATGAAATCTTTACAGTAGAATCTTATCTTTCTTGCTGTAAAGAAACTGGGCTTACAATTGATGATCTGAAGCACATTTCAATTGGAATGGCTCTGGATTATCAAACAGATTATGTGAATTTGCGTACTGAGAACAAATCAGAAACACGCAAGGCCACACAGTCAGATTTTGACTCATTCTAGTCTGAAATAGAGTGCTGAGAGGAAGAATCTGAGGTCAAGTTCATTGAATAGATGGACAATTGATCACAAGAATCCTTTAGGCGCTCTTTATATTTTTATGTGAAAGGAGGAAATATGGCCGGTAATATTAAAGGTATAAAAATTGAAATTGGTGGTGACACACAGCCCCTTCAAAATGCCCTGAAGAAAGTAAATTCTGCTTCTATCGAAGCAGCAAAAGAATTGAAGAGCATTGACAAGGCTCTGAAATTTGACACAGGGAATGTGACTCTATTGGCTCAGAAGCAAGAAGTGCTTCAAAAGCAAGTCTCAACTACCAAGGAGAAATTGGAAACACTGAGACAGGCACAAGCACAAGTTGAAGCTCAGTTCAAGAGCGGTGACATTGGTGCTGATCAATACCGTGCATTTCAACGGGAAGTTGTCCAGACAGAGAACATCCTGAAGGGCTATGAGAACAAGCTTGAAAATGTCAATAAGGCATTGGATGGAAATGGGAATGCAACCAAGTCCAACCGTGAACAACTGAAAGAGCTTCAAAACGAGCAACAGCGCCTTGCAAGTGAAGGTGACAAAGTTGTCAGCTCATTCAAATTACAAGAAAGCCAAATGGGTTCCAATGCTAGCGAAGCAGATAAGCTGGCACTTGCTGAACAAAAGATTGGGAAGCAAAGTGAGATTGTTGCTCAACAGGTCGAAAACCTTGAGAAGCAATTGGCTATTGCCAAACAAGAGTATGGCGAGAACTCAACAGAAGTCAATAAACTAGAAACTCAATTGAACGAGTCCAAGGCTGCCTTCAACGGGCTTGCCAATGAAATGGAAAACCTTGGCGAGTCAGGCAAGAAAGCTAGTAGCGGTCTAGAAGAGACAAATAAGCTTCTGAAAGCTGAATTGCTGAATCAATTCTCTGAGAAGTTATCTGAAATCAGTCAAAAGTTGGTTGATTTTGGGAAAAGCGCTCTGGACGCATTCCGGGAAATTGATGAAGGAATGGACACCATTGTCACCAAGACCGGTGCTGGTGGAAAAGCTCTTGAAGAAATGCAAAGCATTGCAACAGGAATTTATAATGACATGCCAATGGATTTCAGCAAGATTGGAAGTGCAGTCGGTGAGATCAACACCCAATTCAAATTGACTGGTGACGCTCTAAAAGTGACTTCTGAAGACTTGCTTAAGTTTTCTGAAATTAATGAGACAGATGTTTCAAATGCCACAATTCAATCAAAGCAAGCTATGGAAGCTTATGGCTTATCTATTGATGACTTAACAGAGATTCTTGATAACGTAACCTACGTATCTCAAGATACTTCTGTTTCGGTAGAGCAATTGATGCAAAAAGCAACTGATGGCGCTCCACAAATCAAGATGTTAGGCCTTGAATTTGGTGAAGCAGTCACTTTGATCGGTCAGCTTGAAAAAAGCGGGGTTGATTCATCATCCGCATTGTCGGGTTTAACAAAGGCGGCAGGGGCTTATACTAAAAAAGGGAAAACAATGAAAGAAGGTCTCAAAGAGACCATTGAAGCCATCAAGAACAGTAAATCAGAAACAGAGGCAATGGGAATTGCCATGGAGATCTTTGGTGCAAAGAAAGCTCCTCAGATGGTTGATGCCATTAAACGTGGGGCATTGAGTTTTGAAGAACTAGGCTACACTTCACAAGTATCTGCTGGGCTGGTTTCTCAGACTTACGAAAACACTCTGGATCCTATTGATAAATTTACATTGGCACAGCATGGACTAAAAACAGTCATGGCTGAAATTGGTGGAGCGATAGCTGAGACATTCGCCCCAGCATTAGATGTCCTTGTAGGACTTTTCAAAAATGTAGCAGAATGGATCAAACAGCTACCTGGGCCAGTTAAACAATTCATTGTAATAATGGGAACCATCACAGCAGTAGCTGGTGTGATTACTCCATTAATCGTGGGATTCATGGCATTAGCTGGAGGCATAGGGGCAACCATAGCGGCCGCCTTGCCAATAATAGGGGTTATTGCCGCAGTAGTAGCTGCTATTGTTGGAATCGGTTTAGTTATAAAGAACTTATGGGAAACCAATGAGGGATTCAGGACCGCTGTTGAAACCGTCTGGAACGCTATCATGTCAGTCATCAACACTGTTGTCAAGGCTATCTCTGATTTTGTAATGCAAATATGGGGGACGCTGACAAGCTGGTGGAATGACAATCAACAATTGATCAGACAGACAGCAGAAACAGTCTGGAATGCTATCTCAGCAGTAGTGACAACAGTCATGAATGTCCTTGGACCATTTATTGAAACTGCATGGAATAACATTTCAACCGTAATTTCCACGGTTTGGGACACCATCAAAACCGTAGTAGAAACAGCCATCAACGTGGTATTAGGTATCATTAAGACTGTGATGCAGATCATCAATGGTGACTGGTCTGGGGCTTGGGAATCCATCAAGGGAATCGCTGAAAGTATCTGGAATGGTATCAAAAGCATTGCTGAATCTGTATTCAATGCGATGGCTCAGATCTTGTCTAATATCTGGAACACTATTTCAAGCACTGCATCAAGCATCTGGAACGGTATCAGCTCAACCCTATCAGGCATCTGGAATGGAATTTCAAGCACGGTCTCAAGTGTGTTCAATGGAATTTCAAGCACGATTTCAGGAATCTGGAACGGTATCAGCTCAACTGCATCAAGCATCTGGAACGGGATCAAAGACACAATTGGGGGTGCTATCAATGGAGCCAAAGATCTAGTAGGAAAAGCTATTGATGGAATTAAAGGCTTCTTCAATTTCCAATTCAAGTGGCCACACATTCCACTGCCTCACTTCAAGGCAAGTGGATCACTGAACCCAATGGACTGGCTGAAAGGTAAAGGGATTCCAAGCATTGGCATTGAATGGTATGCCAAAGGTGGGATCTTAACTAAGCCCACAGCATTTGGCATGAATGGAAATAGCCTGATGGTTGGTGGAGAAGCAGGGAAAGAAGCAGTCCTGCCACTGAATGAACGGAATCTGAGTGCCATTGGTCGGGGCATTGCCCAAACAATGGACCCACAAGGAACCGTGATCAATATCAACATCTCTGACAATATCATCAGAGAAGAAGCTGACATTGAGAAGATCGCTAATAAGGTATCTCAGAAGATAGCTGCTGAATTGAGGAGACAGAAAGAATTGAGAGGAGCGCCTGCATGGTAAAGTACAATGAATTGATTATTGATGGAGTTGGAACTTCATCATTTCCATTTGATGTGATTGTGCTGGAAGGCCCTACAATTCAAGTAGGTCTCTCAAAAGACAAGCTATTGAGCCATGATGGAGTTAGTGGATATATTGTTCAGTCGAATCCTCACAGAGAAGCGATTGAAAAGAAATACACTCTTCAGCTCATCAACCCAACAGAATTGCAAGTCCTTGAATTCGTCCAATTCCTTTCCAAAAGGAATTTCTGGCTTGAGAATCAACAGAACAAGCTCACAAGATGGTTCTGCTATCAGACAAAGGTGTCTGACACTCAGAGAGATAAAACTAAAATGTATTCTGTGGAAGTGACATTTGTTTGTCACCCCACAAAATACATGAAGAACAATGATGTTCAAACTCTCGCTTCAAATGGTGTTCTCAGGCTCCAAGGTAGTTCACTAGCGTTCCCTAAAATCACAATTAAAGGAAACAGCTCATCTGAGACTAGCTTCACGATTGGGAAGCAAACCATCAAGCTTGAACAGTTATCTGAGAGCGCTGTGATGGTAAACGATCCACAGAATCCAAGCTTTTTGGACAAGAAAGGGAATCTGGTGAAGTGGTCAGGAGACTTCATCACAATTGACGCTAACCAAAATCAGAAGACTGTTGGTGTGGTTTTGGGGCCAGGTATTCAATCACTTGTCTTTGAAACTAATTGGGGGTGGTTATAATTCTATATCTATTAGACAGAAATGTTCAAACAGTGAAATGGAATGGTCAACCACTCCATGAAGCAACAAAAGCAGAAGTTGAAGAAGTAATCAACGTGAGCTACACTCTCAAGGTTGATTATCCAATCACAGACACTGAAATTTATAAGAAGTTTCAGGAAGACATGCTCATCATTGCCCCCACCCCTGTCACTGGACGGCAACTATTCCGAATTAAGGAAATCAGTGAGCAAGATGACACAGTAAGTCTGACTTGTCAGCACATCACAGAGGACATCTTCAAGCGCTCTGTTCGTCCTATCAAAGTTTCAAACTCAACCTGTCAAATCGCCTTGAATGCTATGATTTCAGCAGTCAAGACACCACTTGGGAAGTTTTCTTTCACAAGTAACATCATGGACAATAGAACCTTCAACACTACAGAAGATGAAACGCTCTATAAGATCCTGATGGATGGGAAACATTCCATCGTAGGCGCTTGGGAAGGCGAGATGGTTCGTGACAACTTCCTGATTGATATTCCTAAAAGTCGGGGGATTGATCGTGGTGTAGTAATCACCACACATCAAAACCTGAAACAGTATGAACGAAACAAGAGCAGTTCTAGCATCATCACAAGACTGCATCTGAAATCAACCTTCAAACCAGAGGGAGCAGAAGAAGACACGGTTCTGAAAGTTACCGTGGACAGCCCCCTCATCGGAAATTACCCTTACATCAATGAAGCTGAGTATGAGAACAATGATCTTACTACAGAGGAAGAACTGAGAAAATGGGGTGAAGCCAAGTTCAAGAATGGTGACATTGACAAGTCCACTGATCAGATCAAAGTTGAAGCTTATGAGCTAGATGGTCAAACTGTTCATCTTGGTGATACAGTGACCATCATGAGCTTGAAGCATGATGTCATGCTGAAGAAAAAAGCCGTGGGCTATGTCTATGATGCTCTTTCAGAAGAGTATATATCTCTTACATTCGATGACAAGGCTGGCCACGGTGGAGGCATGTCAGGCTCTAATGGAATTTCTGATGTAGCATCTGAAATCCTTGATACAGTCCAAAAGACTCAAGAGGATGATGAATACTACAAGAAATTGAAAGTGTTGGTTGACAATGCCAATAGGGCCTTTGAAGACAAGGCAGGAGCCTTGGAGAAAGAGATCACTGATGGCATTGAGCAAGCAAAAGCACAAGCAGAAGTAGTCAAAGAAGAAATCTCAGCGCAAGTCACTGAGAAGATAGCAGCAGCAAACCAAGCAAACAAGAATGAAATTGTGGAAGAGTTTAAAGCTCAATACAATGGCATTGAAGTGAATATGGAAGGTTTGCAAGCTACAACTAAAAAGCTCATTGAAAAAGATGTAGAAGTCAAAGAGCAAATTGACAAATTCAAACAGTCTACAGAAAGCCAATTCACTGACTTGAAAGGCGCACAATCACGCTTTGAGCAGACAACTGAAAAAGCTATCTCTGACCTGACCAATGTCACGAATGGCAAAGCAGATCGCTCTTATGTCGAACAGACAGTGAATAGCATCAAAGAAGAATTCACAAGTCTGAAAGTAGGTTCAAGGAACTATGCTGAAGACTATGATTTCACTCGTGGGCTGTGGTTCTTCGCTCACGGTGATTCCAGTGATTCAACTGGTGCAGCAGAAAATGGTATCTATACCATTTCGGGAAGTACCAACACTTGGAAGCAAGCACAGCTATTTTCCAGTACCGCACCAAGTTGGGCCACTTCAAAAACAACTGCTCTAGATTATCTAGAAAAAGGCGAGCCTTACACACTTTCATTCTATGCTAAAAGAAACAGTGGATCTGGTACAATGTGGGCTTCTTTGCGTGAAAACCGCAAATCTGGAGACAATCCAGAAAGAATCTATGCTCAATTCCAATTGACTGATGAATGGCAATTGTTCAAAGTTTCTGTTCCAGCTCTAGAAAAAAGCGATGAGTTTGATTTTTGGCGCATTATCATTGGATATAGTGAAGTGGGCTCAATTTCATTCAAAAAAGTAGAGCTAACACAAAGCACTACCAGAACAGATGCAGGACCTGCCCCAGAAGATCAAGAAGCTATTATCACAAATGCTTCAGCATCATTTGAACGTACCGCAAAAGGACTTAAAACACAAATCACAGCACTTGAACAGTACACTGGAGAGAGTG